TAATCTAAATTTTCATTCCTATAATCATTATTAGATATTATTATGTAAGGATTTATATTTCTACTACCAATACGAATACTATTTCCATGTCGTCCTTCAAATATCGTATCACCATGTATATCTTTTATAGCTCTACCTTCTACTTCTCCATTTGGATGATCTAACTTATCATTATATTTCTTCTGTAATCTACTATGACCTGTTCTACCAAAATTAGGTGATGTTTTATCTACATTTTTAACCTTTTCTCCATCCTTATAAGATTTTTCTTGAACATTAAGATGATCAATATTCCAATTAGGATTATTTGTTGTATTTAATGGTCCTAAATAATATTGAATATTTCCAATTGTGCATAACAAAACTGGATCACCCTTTGCTGGTACATCAGACATCCCTCTAAATAATGGATAATATCTATTACTTTCACCAACAGTTCCACTCCGTGTAAAAGTTTTCTTCCCCACATGAGGTATTGCTAATATACTATTTATATTTCTTAAATTAGCAGCAAACGCTTGTGATTCAGAAGATGTTATTGTATCAATTACTATACCAGGAACAAATTGTAAATAAACAGGTATTGGTTTTCCTTTATTAAATAAAGAAGAATCTGTTTTAACATCTTTGTACGTTGTAAAAGTTGAACCCATTTAATTCCCCATAAAATGTTTTGTTGTTTCATCTTTTATCTTATTAAATCTATCACTCTCTTCTTGTAAATCATTTACAGTGTCTTGAAGTGTAGACATCAATTCTTCTTTTTCTTCATCTGATAATAACATACTCTCATCACTAGTACCATCAACTGATTTTGTCACTATCCGTTGTAATACTCCAGCTAGTTTCACAAGATGCTCATCATTCTTAATTGATACTTCCATATATTCTTTTATTATAGGTGCTATCATAACTACATCATCTACTGTTTGTATAAACCCATGAATTTCTTGAATTAACAAGTCAATCTGCTTTTTCTTATTCTGTGTGTTTTCATAGATATCTTTAGTCAAATCTTGAAATGATTTCCCATCAAATATCTCAATATCTTTTTTATTTTTCATTTTAAAATCCTCTATTACGAATAAATGTACCGATTCATATATAAATATTAAAAATGTAAAAATTGATGAAATAAAAAAAACCTATCAATAAGATAGGTTTTTAAATTGTTTTATATGAATAATTAAGCTAGAAGAAGAACTTCTTCGTTTCAATTATACCTTTATCATAAAATTCGTTTGACGCTGCAATATAATGTTTCTTAAATACATTTACAACAGATGTTATATGTACCGTATTTACATCCGTCATTTCTCTGATAAGAATATAAAGTGATTTCTTATTAAAACTTTCAATCTCGTCTTTCCGTTTCATCAATTCAAGTAACGCATATGCAACATCAATATCTCGCTTTTTCTTAAAAATAATTGGAATATTCTTATCAAAATATTCTATAAGTTCTTCAAGTAATTCTTCCATATGCTCTTTAGTTATACCACCATTAGATTTTCTCATATCTAATACATCAAGTTTATCAGTCATTTTATATTTCTTATAATTATTATTATTATGTAGTATTAAATAATTTTTAGCAACAACTGAAAAATAACTGAATTCATTTGAAACTTTAGTATTATTATACTTATGAATGTTCATAACTAAAAACGAAACAACTTCAGCCTTCACATCTTCAAAACCATAATCAAAATAACTAAACTTAAAAGTGTTAATAATGTTTTCTGATAACTTATCAAACGCATAATGTATTTCTTCTTGATATATTTTATTTCGTTCAAAATCATTTTCAGATTGATTATATTTAATAATAGCATCTTCAACATCTTGGTCAAAATATATTCTACCTTTTCTTTTTCTACCCATCTGTATTCTCCTCATCACTTTCAAATATGTTATCTAATAATTTTTGTAATTCTTTTAATTGTTCAAAAAAGAAACCTGTTTCATCATCAGATTCATAATGACCAGACGCGTCAACAAGTTTTACTTTTTCAGTCGCTATAGAAATTATACTCTGAAACTGTACAATCAAATCTTCATATTGATTTATTCTCTTTAATGCAAAATATAATACAGTTGATGTACCAACTGAAATAATTGCAAATAATATTGTTAATAAAATTAATACCATAATCTTCTCCTAATCAAAAAGTTCATTGAACTTCATTTTCATATTGTCAATTGTTTCTTGTTCTTTTTTTGTTACTGGTGGTTTAACTTTTACTACAACATCCTCATCACTTCTCTTCCACTCATCAAACTCAATATGTGTCGCCATCATATCAGCTTGATGTAAAATATAAGCTATATTAGAACGAAGATTATAAGCTGGATTATATGATTTTAAATAAGCAGAATTTGCATCATCATATAAACCATCTGTTAATTTAATTCCAATATATTCTTTATCAGTAACCTTAACACTATAATGCTGTAGTAACCACAATGCCCTATCAGGTACTTTCATATATTGAATATCTGGATTCTGTTTATATATTTCGCCACGATTCATTCTGTGCCAATCTGAATCTTGTGGAGCATAATAAGTGTGTTCCAAATCACCAACCTTACCCAAATCGTGATGCATAGCTGCAAACACCAACTCTTCATCTGTAAAATTAATTTCTGCACCATTCTTTTCCCACAACTTATAAAGTTGTAATGAAAATTTAATTACATGTAAAATATGTTCAACATATCCACCAGGCATAGCATTATGAAAATGCTCCTTACCACTCGCCGGAGACATTATCATTCTTTCTTCAAAATCTTCATACATCTTCAGAAGATTTTCTTTTCTATCATCACCAATGTATTTTTCAATAATATCCATTAGTGATTCCCAATTTAATTGCATTTGCTCTGCAGTTAACTTTTTCATTTATCTTACCTCGTATCTGTTTTTTGTAAATTTAATTGTTGGTTCTTTTCTCAATCTATTTCTATATCCACTAAATGATATCCTAACACCCCAATTAAGAAAGTTAAGAATATCTGCTTTAGATACAGAACCTTTTCTATGAATAAAATCCACAACTCTTTTATAAGTGTCTGTATCATTCTTTAATGTTGGTAAATCATCAATTGTTTCATTTATCATATCATTAAATGGTTTGATAGCATTTTCCCATTTACATTCTTTAAATCTTTCCAATGATATATCAGACCACTTATCTCTTAATTCTTTATCATCTAACATATCATTTATTTTATCAAAGAATTCCTCTTCATTCTTGTAATATATCCCAGCACCATTAGCTAATTCATGATAATATGAATCATCAGAAAACATATATGGAACACCAACACTCATTCCATCAGTAGCGGATACAGCCCAACCAGCATATAATTGTTTAGCACAAATACCCACATGACAACTTGATAGTTTAGAAAAATATCCAAATCTATCATACTTATCATTTGTCATATATGGTTTTGTAACAGAATCAGTTAATGGCACCCATACTTCAAAGTCTTGTCTTGTTTCCCATAGCTTATCCATCTGTTTTAAAAACCAATCATAACTTTTATATTTATGTGGTCTATGATTGAAAACAATTATTTTTTTATCTGTTTCTTTTTTCTCATACTTTGGAATCTCCCAACCTAAATATTGGGGAACAATTTTCTCTTCTAATCGTATAAGTGTATCTTTATTAAAAACTGTCTTAGCATTCTTGAGTATAAGGTTCTTTTGCCCCTGCGTATTGATACCGCATCTATTCATCTCTAATAGTCCTAGAAAATTAATGTTCATAACTGTCATTGCATAATTTGTAATTTCTGGAAATTCTGTCCAATGAGTATAACCAATAAATCTAGGTTCTATATTTGTTTCATTTAGAAATAGATTTTTTAATTGTAAAGTATGTTCTGGTAAATGTGAATATACAATATCATAATCATTTTTTCTAAAATCAATTTGTTTAATAATTTGTTTTTGATTAAAATGTAATCTCATTGCATTGGGATATGGTGGAAACTCTATTGGTAATTGAGATGTATTCTCAAATACTAAACTTTTAATTTCACCACCCGGAGATAATATAGTCCAATGAATATCATCTCTAACTTTATTTAATTCTCTTATAATATTGCCAAGGACAACAACATAAGAATCTTTTTCTAAATCCTTCTGATAAGTTATATTTGGATATACAAGAATCTTGTATTTATATTCTTTATCATTGTCTTTAATATCTATAAAATTATTTAAGTTCATTATACGAATGCCTCCAATTTTACAAATTCATCGAAATCCATATCACCTTGTTTACTATTACAAGGTTGACATAATATTACAGTATTATCTTTTACTGATTCACCACCTTTACTCCAAGCAGTTTTATGTCCTTTACAGACTTCACCGAGTTTTAAACTTTTATCACAAGCTTGACATTTCTTTTTAGATTCTATATATAAGACAAGAGTATCTGTATCATTTAAAACTCTATTACTATCTCTAGTAATAATACCAATATCAGATAATTCTACGATATTTAATTTTTCAATAAAATAGTTAAGTCTTCGAGAAACAGCATCTTTATCTTTACCAACACGAGTGTCAGCTGAATATGGTGTTTCATATAATTTATCTATTTTCATTTGTTTCGTTAATGTTTTTAAATTACCATGTGTTGTAAAAAACCAATCTGAAAATTTATCGTAATTAAACTTAACATTTGAATATGTATTAACGAAATAATTAACAACCATATAAAGATTTGTAACTACATTTTTATTAGCTGCTTTCGTATAATCTTGATTTTTTAAAATACCATAAATATGATTTAAATTATCATTAACAGATTCTCTATATGGAAATTCTTTTTTCATTATTAAATCTCTATACATAGTTTCTAACTCTTTGTTACTCAAACCTCTTGTAATACCATAAGTTTCATAACAACACATTTCAGCTAATAAATGATCAAAAGCCATTTTTTTAGATTTAAATCCTAAATAAGTACCATCTCTTTTAACCTCATCATCTATACCAAATAAAGAATGTTTTACATCTTCTTTATTTTCTGGGTTTCTAGCTGTATCTCTTACGAAAACTGCAACATCACTAATGATACAATTTCTTTTTTGTTGTGGATTCATTGAATTCAAATCGTTTAAATCATAAAACATATCAGACATTTCCGAATCACTTCCTTCACAATATGTTATATCTAAATCATGACCTTCCCAAAGATCATCTATAATATTAGAATTAATATCTAAAATTTCTTCATAAGTTTTTTCACCCAATTCATATGGTGTACCTTCAAATGTAATGTCACATTTCTTTGGTAGTGAAAATAAATTATTTTGAAAATCAACAAAAGTTTTTAATCTTTGCTGACCATCTACACATTCATATAAATGTCCAGAAGGTCTTGGTTTATTTTCATCACCAATATTTTGAACTCTAATATAAATTTTAGGTAAATCTCTTTTTAAAAATATAGATTTAATTAATTTAGGTTGCCATCCTGCTTTATCTGGAGCTTCATATTCTCGCTGATAAGCTGGATTGAAATTTATTTTATTTTTGGATTTTCTTACTGCGTTTTTGATGTTCCAACGCTCTTTTTTCATGTTCATAACTTTTTTTCTCCTATGTTATTTTATACCGCTTAGCGGTGTTATTATTTTTTATTTCTTTAATTGACACACTCAAGTGTCGAATATATATATGTAGTATGTTAACAAAACGCATCATTTATTTAACATCTATAATCCCTTAATTATTTCTTCTAATTCTTTTTTTAATTCTTTTTTTCTATCTTCATCTTCTAATGTTTGTAAATCATATTTAACAAATTTAAGTGCTGCTTCTGGACTATCACCAATCTTACCATATCCTTGATTATGATCAGGACACATCCAACCTCTAAATCTTTTACTCACTTCTTCGTGATCACAATGTTCTGCTGGTTTATCACAACCATCCAAAGCACATTTCTGATTGGGTTGTAATGGATGTAATTTTTTCATTTTTGTAACTACTCTATCCCGTTTCCTTTGACATTTTTTACATCTGCTAGAATTTTTGGTTTTTTTCAAATTGTTTTTTCCTTTTTGAATCCAATTGTAATTATACCATTCTAAATCCAATCCACAAGTATTACATGTATGTAATATTTCTGTGGGAATTCCCATTGTTTTTTCATTAAGAGGTTCTTCAAATTCAAAATGTTTTTCAATATATTTATTTAATTTATGAGCTGACATTAATTATATTTCCTTTTCATTCTTTTATCCAAATAATAAACATAAATATGTTTTGGTGGAAGTAGCTCAGTCCAAATATTCTCATCTTTATCTTTAATTCTTTTTCTAATCTCATCTCCTTTAGGACATTTTTTAGTTAACATTCTCTGATGATATCTTTCACCATCAACCATCAATGCTTTAGCACCAGTTGTCATACCACTATGAATAAAATTAGTAGCTTTATATATTATACCTTCATGTCCTTGAGCAGTATCTGCAAAAGAAATAATAACCTTATATTTAGTATTTTTTTTCAACCATTTAAAAGTTTGTCCTATAAAATAACTTTCAGTATTTGTTGGAGTGTCATCTATACAACATAATCTATTTAATTCCAAAACAATATCTGGATTATCAGGACAATATTTTTTACTAACATCAGGCATAGCTGGTATTCCATATATCATAGTTCCAATCATTCTTGATAATCCAAAATCACTTTCTTTAAATAATCCAAAACAATAGGATATATGTATTCCTCTTGTACTACCAGAATAATGATGTTTCTTAACAAACCATTTTATTTGATTATGTGGTACTGGGTCTACTGTAAAATCTGTAACCTTCATTATCTACCAACCTCACTTATATATTTTTCTTTACATTCATCCCAAGTCATCCCAACCACATCCCCATAAAATAATACTTCTGGTTTAATTCTTTTATCTTCAAACATCTTTGTATATCTTCTAATTGCTTTTCTCTTCCACCAATTTACAACATATTTATAATCTAAACAAGATCTTTTTTTCATTATCAAATCACCATCATCAATTTCATTTCGTAGATATTCTAAACCATTGTCGTACATATTAGCAAAATAAACTCCTCTCTTAAATCCATGTTCATAATCTTTACCTTTAATACCAAGATGTCTAAATACTCTATTGATAACATTTTGTTTTGGACCTGTAGCCTCAACAGCCTTCTTATGTTCTTCAAAATGATTTTCTTTCAACCATTTATTCCAAATAAGATAAACTGAATCATCAGGTTTAATCATAATCTTACCAGCAGATTCACCAAGTGTTTTCCAATGTGGGATTCCATTGTATTGAGAATGAGCACCATAAAGAGATGTTGTAGTTAAACCAACAAGAATATCGTCATAATCTTTCTTCCATTGCTCTCTAACATCTGAAACAGTAGTAAGAGCTGCAATTAATTTTCCACCTAACATATTAAAACCTAATGGCTGAACACAAACAATAGTAGAAGCTATAGCTGTATTATTTAATTTATGGTCAACAAACTTATTATCTTTTGTCCACTTAATATAATCATCTCTAACTTTAATTGATGTAACATCTGAACCCAATGAAATCAATCCAAGTATTTTACCTGTAATTTTATCTTTAACATAATACTTTTGATTACGACCTGGATTAGCATTCCAATCCATTGTATGAATTAATTTCCTAACCAAAGTCCAAGTCTTCGCATCTTCTGTAAATTCAACAACTGGATCTAGAGCTTCTATTTCTGAAACAGTTAAATCATAATTATAAATGTCAGTTGGTTTCCACAACTTCGATCTGATAGTATTAAACTTATGAGCTTTAGTTCTCATCTTATATTCATCTTTATTAAACTCTTGCCATTTCTTATATAAAGTTTGTTCCTGAACAGACATCAATTTTAACATATCTAAATTATCAATAAAGTTTTGCTTTTCTTTATCGAAATCAAATTCATCTGTTACTTCAAAAAAATTATTAATTAAACTCAAAAATATTCCTCTTTTGATACAAAACTATACTACTTATTTGCTGCAAGCAATGAAGCAATAAGCAATAAGCAACGAAGCAATAAAGCAATTGATCATATTAGTTGTAATAACATTATCAACAATCCTAAAAACATAGATATCCCCGTTTTTATCGAAACACCTTCCCCCAACATCATCCAAGTAATAATCGGAAACGAAATCATACCTGTAGCAAATCCTAATAATCTAATAGGCCATAATTGACCAAATCCAATATAACCATATTTAGTTGAAAGTATAAGCATATAAGAAATTGGAAGACCAAGACATGCCAATAAAAATGGATTATCTTTTGCCCATTTCCAAATTAATTGTCCATTTAATTGATACCATATGATTATCTGTGTAAAAAATAATATACAGATAGTTATCATAACCTCTTTATTTATCACTTATAATTTTTTCCTTACATGTCTCTTTTGTGCTTTGGAAGGTTTATTATGTTTCTTTTCAGGTTCTGGTTCAACATCATCATTTGGATTTTTATTTATATCTCTAACTTCATTTTTCCATTGTTCTTTTGATATGTATCTGAAACCCTCTTCATATAAAACTGACGCCTTATGTTCATCCACTCTGACTACTTTACCAGTCGGTGATTTCATTGTTTTCATACTTTACCTCTATATTAATCTACAGCTAATAAATTATTTTCATTTACAGCAGTATAACTATACATCCTCGCATTAGTATATTTGAATTTATTAGAACCTTTTGATTTAAGAATATCTACTCTTTGTGTAAATCTAGAATTCATTGTATCACGAACCTGATATACACCACTGTTATTACCAATACCCTCTATTACAATATAATCTCCATAATCAAATGGACCACCCCACCTCTTTAATAAATCACGAGATAAAGCAACAAATCTATATGAACTAGCTTTTCTTGGATTTATCTTTGTTCCGTCAGCAAGTTCATTTGGTGTTCTATCTGTTTGAGCACGAGTTGGATTATACATAGTTACTATTACATTATATTCAAATAATTCAATCTTATTTTTTAATTCGTTATTTTCAGATTCCAATACAGTAACTCTATTATGTAAATCTTCAATTATATTATCTGAATACCAAAACATTATTGTAAGTGATGCTATATATCCTAATATAGCATAAGTTGATCTTATCATTTATGATTCCTTTACTAAGTAATTATTAATTTTTATCATACCATATAATATACAACATTTATATAATATGAGTCAAGCTTTTTTTATTTTAATTTATAATCTATTTTATTTGATATTTCAAACGAGCCATCAGTTGGTAATATCTCTTCATCCTTCACCCACATCGGTATCGTTTTCTCAGCTGATATCTCATCAATTATTGAAAAATTATCACGATATCTCTTTAATAATTTTTTAACAAGTGGATGCCTGACAATATCTTTTTCTTTAAATGAAGCTAATCCAATACCCTTAACACCAGCGAATCTTTTAATTGCATCTTCTAATCCACTTGTTCTTTTCTTTAAATCAGATTGTTCTAAATCACCTGTGATAATATATTTACTTCTATCACCTATACGAGTAACAAACATTTTAATTTGTTCAGGTGTAGCATTCTGAGCTTCATCAAGTATAACAATTTTATCAGATAATGTTAAACCTCTCATAAATGCTAATGGAATAACTTGAATAATACCATCGTGTTTCAATACTTCCAAACGATTCTTACCTATGATTTGTTCCATATTATAATAGAATGACATCATAAATGGTGCTGTCTTTTCATCAACATCACCTGGTAAGAAACCAATCTTTTCTCCATCAGCTTCCACTAAAGGTTTTACAATAATAATACCATTGATTGAATTATCTTTTGATATCAACATTTTCAATGCATGATATACAGAAAGATAAGTCTTACCACAACCAGCTGGACCAATACAGAAAGTGATATCTTTTGAAGATATAGTTTTATAAAAACGCTTTTGAGCTGCATTTCTAAATTCCATATTCCACTCCATATTCTTTAAGTCTTTTAATGCTTGTCGTTTATTTGTAATTGTATGATTATCTGATTGTTTGGTTATAACTTTTTTTGTAGAGCTGTTAACATTTTTGTTTTTTGACATAAATTAATACCTCCAGTTATGTGTGATATTCTTATTAATAAATATCATATATACTGAAGAATAATTACAATTATATCAAACAAAAATGGGTTCAGTATATTTCAACTGAACCCAGATTATCATATGTAATTTACATCACTTATTTATCAGTCCATAAACCGAATAAAACAATAAGTGCAATCAAACCGGCCAAGCCACCACCCATAAAGGTAGTAACTAAAGCTGATATATTGCCTACGATGTCTAATCCAAGAGTACCTGTACCGAATATTACCTGAGCCATAACGCCCAAGGTTACTAATCCAGTAAGTACACCTACGAATCCTACAATCACATCATTTATTGTCGAAAATACACTTTTAATATTCATGTTATTTTTCTCCTATGATTTAGTGTTATTAGAATGAATAACTGACTCTGATTAATGTATCACCATCAGCAGAAAGCTCTGTTGACAAATGTACTTTATCAGAACAATTATACCCAACTCCATATAGCACTTCCTCATCAGAATTATATCCAATGAGTACAAAAGCGCCTTTAGCAAAATCTGGTATTACAGCACAACGAAGCCAATAGGCATTGTCATTTGCTAAGTCGTATTCAAAAGATGATTCAAATGGCATACCAAAAAATACACCACTTTCTGAAACATCAATAAGTTGAGCGTCGTTACTATTCACGGATAGTCCAACTTCCGAATCTACCCCAAACAGTGATACATTATAAGACAAACGAGTTGCCCAATAAGCATCATTACCATAAAATGCATTTACTCCTACCCCCCACGCTGATGTCGAAAACCCAACACCATTGCTTATAGAGTGATCTCTTGGAGTAGATACATAGTAGTTGTTTGATGGTCTGTGAAGACCCCAAGCCAACCCATATGGTTCTGCTTGACTACCGAATGTTAATGTAATCATATCAGTTACCGACCAGCTATATTTAGCTTCTTCAATGTTTACATTACCATCTGATAGATTTGTACTTAATTCCCAACCATCACCTTTGAATATCATTCCTGTATATGCATTAGAAAAAGATGTATCTTCTCCAATAACAATATCAGTACTAAATTCACCAGTTACTTGAGTACTAACAACATTAGTGTTATCAGTATCAAGTTCACCAGCCACTTGTGAACTGACAATACCTAATGTGCCAATCATAAGTGCCAATGTGATGATTACGTTTTTCATACTATTCTTCATATGGTTTCTCCCTATGTTACGATTTACTACTTGTTTTATATTATACACACAATCCTCTTACAACAGCAAATTGCCTTCATTGATAACATTATATTAACTTATGAACTTTAGATATTTAAGAAAAAATATCTCTTTTGATTGTGTTTGATATGTGCGTACAATAACTTTATAACCTACTTATTATATAAGTATAAGGAAAAATCCCAAAACGATTAATTTTTTTTATTTAATTTTTTTTCTGTCTGTTGATAAATTAACATATTTTTAAACAAATTTAATAATTGGTGGAGATGCTGAGACTCGAACTCAGGTCTTGATATCCATTAATATAAAAATTATTCACAAGTTTATTTGGTTTCTTTCCCACCAACAAAGTCCGCTTTCCAGACAATTCGTTATTTTACATCGAGATTGAGATTTGCTTAACTTACGATGGTTCTTCCGATTATGACACCACCTTATCTTCTATCGGAGTTAAAGGGTGATGGTAACCTACGCGTAGGCTACATTGTATGTGTTATAATTGCCAGTTATTACTAGCTGTTGATTGTTTAAGTCAATCATACTACTTGTATTTTTATACCTAAAAACACCAATCGAAACCAAACTCATCCCCATTAAGATTCACCTACTTGACCAAGTGCTAAATCTTTTTTATATTTTTTTAATTCTTTTTCAAACTCTTTTAACTCTTTATGTTTATTAACATATTCTTCTAACAAATCTCCAACACTTCTAAATCGACTATCGTGGCGTCTATCACTTTCTAAACCAAATTCATATTCTTCTGGAATATCATCATATTCTTCCGGAATATCATCATCAAATTGACTTAATACTTCTACAATTTGATTTCCTTGGTTAACAATATCAATTAATACATTTCCAGCATAATCTATATCTTCATCTATTTTATCCATTCGTTTATTTATGGATACAAGTAAATCAACCATAAGTTCGTTTTGTTTAAGTATATTAATTAATATATCTTGTTTATCTGACATTATAATATTCTCCTATATATAATAAATATAATAGTTTTTATAAAAGATGTGGTTTAGCTTCAACTATTCCAGCATTAGTAACTTTAATGAAACTAACATTACTATGAAATTCACTAATATTATCAGCTCCGACATAACTCATTGAAGAACAAACACCATCCATTATATCATTAATAATTCGTTTTACCTTACCTTTATAATTTACATAACGACTAGAACCTTCAACATTCTTTGTTTCGCCTCTATCTTTTTTACTATCAAGTGAAGCACTACCACGATATTTCTTTTGTAAAATCTCATTGGGCCATTTACCCGATTTCGTTATCTCACCCGGACTTTCTTTTGTTCCAGATAAAAGAGAACCTAACATTACTGCGTCCGCTCCCGCACCCAATCCTTTGCATACATCGCCAGGACTCCTAATCCCACCATCAACAATACAAGGAACATCGTAAATGTCAGCGACAGAAACGCAATCAAGAATGGAACTAACCATAGGTATTCCCACACCAGTTTGAATCCTTGTGCTACAAAGTGAATTATGGACGATGATACCATTGATATTGTATGAATGGTCTTTTTCAATTGTAAGGTCATAAACTTTTCCCTTATATTGTTTTTTCTTTATTGATTTTATTTTCGTAAGTTTGAATTTCATCTAAAACCTCTTGTATTAAATTATCATTATCTAAATCAGATTCCCATATTCTAATCAACTTAAAATCATGTTTATCTGCAGATTCTTCCTTTTTTTTATCTTTTTTCTTTTTATTTATTTGGATATTATTTAATTTCCTTCTACCATTACTACCATCTTCATTATAGAATTTAGGATTACTATGCCAATAATCACCATCAATTTCAATCAATATCCTTTTATTTTTAATCTTAAAATCATATTGATATTCACTTATTACTGGTGAATAATCATATTCAATTTTATTATCATTTAATATCTTCTCAAATTTCTTTTCTGGGTTATTCTTTTTATATCTATGTTGATTATGATGACTGACCGACCCAGCTTTTCTTTTTATTTCTGAATAGTATTCTGGATTTTTATCTCTTGATTTCTTTTGACCTTCACTAAAAGCTTTACTTTGTTTTTCTCTATATTCATCATCTTTCCATAATTCTTTATTTATTTCTGAAATAAATTTAGAAGTTTCTGGTGTATGAGTTTTACCGTAAAAATGATTATTTTCTCCATTCATATCTGGCATATTTTGTTTTATTTTTTCAATAGATTTTTCGCTATGATGTTTACCATAAAAATGATTATTCTTACCCATCATATTTATTGAATTTTTTTTACCAATTGTTTGTTTTGTTTTATCCGTATGTGTTTTACCATAAAAAGGATTCCCTTCACCATTCATAAATTTACCATAACATTTTTTATTACAAAACTTTTTATTAGCTTTAATATAACTCTCAAATTCATTATTACATTCTTTACATTCTTTACATTTTTTAATTATCTTTGACATTTATTATCTCCAAAATCATAATATACCACCTTCAATTCCAATAATAAATATCAATAAAATAGAAAAAACTACGAAATTTCTACAAGAAAATAATCATCAGTTAAATTATCAGCTTCTACCCATTCAGCATATTTATCCAAATTATCATCATCAACAACATCTTTATATTTTTTATGTATAACATAAAATTCGTGATTTTTTGTACATTCTATATCATTTATTTCAATGATTTCTTCATCTCTATCAAATTCTAATTTATTTATTACAGGTTTTAATTCACCTGTATGTGTATAAACCATATCATTTAATTCAATATCAATTATTCTTTTTAATCCATTATCAGTTAAAACTTCCATACCGGGAGTAAAACAACCGCCGCCGATACCAATTCGTAAACCATCCGCACCCCATTCACAAAGGTCTTTTGCAGCTTCTTTCGTTGCAATGTTTCCCACCAATAAATCAAATTGTCCTTTAACTTCATTTTTTATTTTCTCCATAGCTTCTTTAACTAATATATGATGACCATGTGCTACATCTATAAGTATAATTTGTGCTCCACTATAAACATATAATTGTGCTTGTTTTAAATAATCACCAGTTACACCTATTGATGCACCAATAGTTCCGTCAGGTTTTTCATTTCTAAACCATCGTATTGTTTTTGCAATTTTATGTGATGATTTAAATCTATGTAAAAAACCCATACCACCAAGTCTATCCATCTCCAAACACATTTTATAATCTGTAACAGTATCCATAGGTGATGAAACAATCGGTATATCTAAATAAACATTTTTTGTAACTCTTGTTATTGTATTACAATCTTCACGATGTTTTATATCACTTAATAATGGCTTAATACCAACATCATCATAAGTTAAACATTCTTTCATTTAATCTTTTACCTTGTAATATTTACCTGTTATTAATATACCATGACAATTACATTTAAAAGGATGAAACAATTTCCATTCAGTACTATTATAATCAAATGTTATTTCTTGTCCTTCTTGTATATCTTTAATAGCAATTAACTTTATAATTTTATCTTCTTTAACTATCTTAATATTAGGAGTACAACTATGATTTATATATCTTCCTAACGCATCCTCTACATGTTGTTTTTTACCAACTTGTATTGAAGTGCGGGTGGGATTTTTAATAAATGTTCCCACAAATTGATATATAACATCATCTTTATTAATAGTAGTGGTAGTTGTAACTCCCTGCATGGTATTACCTAAAGTAACAATTAATGCCATTTTCATATAATCTTACTATTTATTTTCCATAAGAACCAGGTTCAACCATAGCTGGTGTATAAATCTCCCACTTACCTGAAGCTATTAATGGTTCTGCTTTTTTGTATTTAATCTCTTTTGATTCTTTACCATTCGTAATCATAACTCTCTCATTACGACCAAATTTCTTTGGTGCTCTATATGGTTTTTGTTTCCATTCTCTATCAAACATTGTGACTCCAGATAAATGATCCATCTCATGCTGAACACAAGCACATTCAAAAGCATCATTCATATTATTACTATCAGCTGAGAAAGATAATTGTCCTTTGTGATTATCAGCTTCAACTATAACTTCAACGAATCGTGTTGTTCTAATATGTTTATTTGGAAATGATAAACAACCTTCTGGAAACACAAATGTATCTTCTGATTGTTCTACAATTCGCGGATTAATCAATACAATCGGTTTTTTAACATTAACAACACAGACTTGTTTGTTAATACCAATTTGATTTGCTGCTAATCCAATTCCATTTTTAGATTCAGCTAACACTTTAAGTAATTGTGCTCCAATTTCTTCACCCTCTTCAATTGAAGAAACTTCTTCACATATTGTTTGTAACTTTGATATTTCTGTAATTATCATTTGGTTTTTTTCCTTAGCTTTTTTCGTTTTTTATATTCTTTAACTTCTTTGAATAATTTTTGGTCTGCTGTTAATTTCTTTTTCTTTCTCTTCTTCGGTGGTTTCACTTTAGTAGGTTTAAGTGTTCCCTTTAATTCAGTTTGTTCTTTTCCTTTGTGAAACACATTACCATCTTTGTCAACATACTCTTTCATAAAATGCCAACCGGCTGGTCGACCACTTATTTTATTTTTATTTAATGATGGTAACATTTCGTCTAGTGGCATAGCCTTTAAACATAGTATAGATGTACATCTTGAACAAGTTATAGCAGTTACATCATTATCAACTTCAATATAATCATGACAGCTCTTACATTGCATATAACGTTGACCCTTTTCTACAAAACTTAAATAACTTTCTTTTTTATTATTCATTAAATGACTTCTTTTTTTTATTATTTATTTTGATTTTTCTCATATTATAATATACAACGGTATATACATATAAAACAAGAACTTTTTTTAATTATTTTTCCCAATGTGAAATTACAACAGGGTTTTATAAAATAAAACCCCGCTATAACTTATAATGTAACCTTATTTATCTACCTTTGGAATCTCTTCAAACTCAGCTTCAATTATCTCATCACACATATAATATAAATTATCCTTACGCAAAATAATATCAGTATTATAACCTTTTCTTAATTCCTCAATAGATAATTCTGTTGTTATAGGCACTTTGCCATAAACAATATATAATGTATCATTATATTCTATTTTCTCCACTAGGAAATTTTAACAAATTTCTTCTTGGGCGATTCCGGTTCTTTCTTTGGAATTGATATAGATAACAACCCATCTTTGAATGAAGCACTTATATCATCTCCATCCAAATGATCACCAAGATTAAAAGATCTCTTAAATGATGATTGCTTTAATTCACGCGTTATACATTTAACTCCACCATCTTTAAATCCATGCTTATCACCTGATATAGTAAGGATATCATCCTCAACATCAACAGTAACATCCTTCTTATCCAATCCAGGAATCTCTGCTATGATACCAATCTTGTCATCATATTCATACACATTCACTTTAGGATAAGAACCTTGATTAAAAGATACTCCAACTTCTTCTTTAAAAGTAGGAAATGTCTTACTCATCAGTTCATCAAAAATTTTATCAAATGGTGTTAAAAATTCATCTCGGTTGAGATGTGTTGGCTTTACAAGTATTCTTGTCATTTTATTTCTCCTGTGTTATTAATTAACTATTTAGTCTAACTAATTGAACTATCCTCTTTTGAGCGATAATCCAAACTTCACACATAAATATACAAAAATCATACAAAACTATAAAAAAAGATTTATCCGAAACATATTGTCATAATATCTGACAACCTGTCAATACTAATTTTAGATTTCTGACTTTTTGTATTCCAAGACTGACGGAAACATATAGGAACACCATCAGCAACAGATTTCTTTTTGAACATACCAAGTTTAGTTGGTGAATCATCTATTAATACATCTACATCAACAGACCACTTATGTGGTGTGAAATGTATTTCATCAAATGTAAATCCCCACCTTTGTAACCATTCTAATGTCAGATCTATACATTGCTTCCTCTGAGCTGATACCAATATCAATTCATGGTCATATTCTTTAGCCCACTCTTTTATTTTAGTCCAATCTTCAAAAGAAGATTCAATAACAGAAGTTTCAGGACCAAACAATTCTTTATAATGATTTTTAAAAATATATTCTTCAGTTTCATCACTATTCCAAAATGGTAGCCAATCTTCCCAATCCCAACTATGTGGGATACCAATCTTATCAGCGTGTTCCGGATGAGTTTCTTTTATTTTATTGATAAGGTCGGGAATGAAATCCCTTAATACCCCATCACAATCTATTCCTATTCTCATTTGTAACCTTTATTAATTGTGAGGAGAGTGCCCGGAGGGACCGAACTTACTTTTGTTCTGTCTTGGCCAAGCCGAAGTTATACAGAAGAAGCCTGTCAGTATGCGGGCAACTCTCAATTTATTTTTCCAAGAATTTTTTATTCATAGTCTTTGCTACTTCCATCATATTGGTAGGATTAATAAGAGAAGCATCTTTACCATACATAGTTTTAAATGATTTTTCAAGATTAGAAGAACTATAATCATCATCAGTAATAAAATAACTCATAACTTTCAAACCACGATTCTTCATCTCTTTAACCATTTTACGAGTGTGTGTTTCAGCACACTCACCAGCATAATAGATATCTTTATTAGAATAAATTGGCTGTCCATCTGAATAATTAATAAAATAACTATCCTGATTTGAATTTCCTGGAATCAAATCTTTCATTATCGATTCAAAACAAAGTCCTTCAGGTGTAGTACCTGTGGTGTTAATAGATGGAAACATACTCTTCACTTTGGCAAGTTTATCAACACTTGAATCATATATAACCATAATCAAAGGAACATTAACAGTACCTCTGTAGGGAATATGTGTGGTTCTAATTGAAACAATAACATCAATATTACCAGCCATATCACAAGCCTTAATCATTGCAACTGCTGATGTCATTGCTCTATTCCATTTCTTACCACTCATTGATCCACTAGCATCAATTGAAATATGAAGATAAGCTTTGTTAAATTTCTCAACAAAAGTCTGACTAAATACATTAGAATTATTAAATCCACATTCAGCCAACAATCTTTTATCAATTCTACCAGAATCTTTTCTTGAATATTTTAACGAATTTTCTTCTCCACGAATCTTTAATTTCTTACCAAGAATAGAACCAAGTCTTAAACCCTCTTCAATAAAATTATAACTGTTATACCCAAAATATCTATCGTGATTATATGTAGTAGCACAAGAAAATATATTCGAATCAATTAAACTTTTGGTAAGTTTCTTAACAACTAAACAATTAATACCATTACTAATGTTGTTATGATTATAATAATAATTTGATGTTGGACAACCTTTTCCAACTTTCTCATATGTCGCACCAGACTCATCAATGGCAGAAATCGAATCATTATCTTTTTTAGAAAGTTTGGTTTTCTTAACATCACCATCTAAAAACTTTTCTTGTTTTTTAAAATGTTTTTTCAATAATTCTTTTTGTCTATCTGAAAGTTCAATAGGTTCTGAACCATCATCATTGGAAGTTCCATTACCAATAGAATCATTATCTAAAGCTTCTTTTAAATCTTCATCTGAAATAGTATTACTACCACCATTATCAGAAGAATCATCATTCTCATTAACACCTTCTGAAGAACTACCACCTGAAGCATTGTCGTCAGTACCTTCCATACCTTCAGTACTTTCATCAGAAGAATTACCATCCTCATCATTTAATATTTCACTTTTATCAATTGATTTGAAAATAACACCTACAACATCAAGTGCCACTTTCAAAACATCAGCTGTTGTAGTTAATCGAGAAATATTTTTTAAATCAATAAATGAATAAATTTCTTTCAAACCAGATAACGCACCCAACTGACAATTCTTATTATGTAGATTGATAATTCTGAACATATAACTTTCAATATCTTCAACTCTAAATTCAGAACTCAATAAACCATTATCTACATTCTTTGAATAAAAATACTTCTCATACATAGAATGATAATAACCTTTATAACCAGGTGAAGTAGAAAAAATGAAATTATCAATTCTTCTATCTTCAATATAGTTTAAAATATTCTTTACCAACTTTAAAGTTTCACTTTTTGTAATTCCTTTATCTAATCCTAATAAATAAGTTTCAGCAGGAATCTCAAATTCTAAATTTTTTAATAAACTAAAATTAGAAAGTTTAATGTGAGATGCCTCATGTAGAGCCAAACCAACTGCAACATCAAATTTCTTATCATTTAAATCAGCACCGATAACAACTTTTTTACCATCAGTAAATGATTCATCCTTATTGTTGAAAACAACAGGAATATTCTTTTCAGTAACAATACTAACAAAATTACTAATGGCTCTCTTATATCCAGCCAAAGCAATTACATCTTTACCTTTAGGCTTATCAATAGATAATCCTAAAAAATCATCAAGAACATTATCATCAACTGTTGTATCCCAAAATGATGAATATGACTTTGACATCGGTCTTGATTTAGAAAAACCACTCCTAAATATAAAACCACTGTCATCCTTTTTTAATATCATTGAATTTCCCTTTTCTTTTATTTTCTCTCTTATCATCTATAGTAATATACAACATTTTTATAATACGAGTCAAGTGTTTTTTTCACTATTTTTAACTTTTTTATCAAATTGTTTGTACATATTGTTTAACGCCTTCATCTGTTTCACCGTTAAACTACCTCTATTATGAACTTGTTTTTCAATAGAGTTTAAAAAATATAATTTATCAGTTGTATAACTTACTGTATAATTACATTCATTTAATTTCTTCTTAATTATATTTAACTTATTTAAAGTACTATCAATGAAATCTGCTTTCTCTTTATATAACTTAGGATCAGTACTATCTTTTAAATGTTTAGCATATGACTTAACTATATTAGTAATAGCCAATTCCATCTTCGGTGTAATCTTCCTACCACTTATTAAAGCTTCATACATACTAAATATAAATTCATGATAACCATTGAGTGAACCAAATTTTGGAATATATGAACTATCTTTAGTTATAACACTTAATTGCTCAATCCTACGACTAAATTTCTTCTTATTATATTCTATATGTTTATTCATTTCTTCTTGTCGTAAATAACTTTAACCTTTTATTAATTTCGAACGGAATAATAACCTTTATGATCAGATTCAAATCCAACTAAATGATTGTCATCTTTAGAAACTATTTCTGTCATAGTTTTATCTTTTCTTTCACTTATACCGAATTCAGTATAATACTTCGCTCCCTTATATATCCTACCAGTTGGTAATGGTTCTTCTATTACTTCAAAGAATTCATCTATCAATTCTAAATTGGAAGAACTTTCAGTTACAGCTTCAAAATATAGTTCACTAATATTCATTATATTTTCTCCTTTTTAATTATTTCTTCTCTCATCATCTATAGTAATATACAACAATTAAGTAATACGAGTCAAGTCTTTTTTTTCATAATTTCAAATTTATTCTACCTTCCAGACATGAGCTTTGTTAATATTTTCTATTCTTTTATTTCCAATATACTTCACTAGTTTTTTTAGTGTAACTATAGCTGAATAAAATCCATTCATTCGTTGAGCTGTAACTGTATTTGTCATACCAATATCATTCATTAATTTTACTTCGTCAATAATAAGTATTTCATTTTTTGTTTTACCGTTTACATAAATATTTAAAACATACAATAATCCTTTAACTAACATAGACTCCGAATCTGTTTTTATTTTAACTGGGTCTACACTATCGAGGATTACATATGATGTTGATACACATCCCAATATTCTATTATCATCTGTTTTTAAATTATCTGGTATACCATCATTCTTTTTAGCTAAATCAACTATATAACTTATTCTATCTAAACCTTCAAACAAAGATAAATTAGTTTTTAATGTTTCAAATTTCATTTAATTTTTTAATTACATCTTCAATCTTTCTGTTACGCCTACAATAATATAACTCCGTCGTAAGCTCCTCTATCTCTCGCTCCAATTCATTAACTATCTTATTGTGCTTATCCATAGATATGGCTATAACTTTCATATTATGATATGAACCAGATGATATACCACTACCACCTTCAGTAAATGGATTCGGTGTTGGCTCTCTCCAATCCTTACCCTTCGGAAACTTCTTCCTATAACTGTCTTGTATACTTTGTGATTTATCTTTCATATCTTACAAGTTGAAAATTTTTTAAATGTTAAATAGTTTATATATGATATATAATATAAACATAGGACCAAATATTAAAATTAACTTCTCTATTATACCAAGCTCTGTGTATACAAACTTAACATCCTTTATACTATGCCGACTACGATAAGCCCGACGTAAACTTGAATTGTAATCAACTTGTTTTCCCTTGTTATTATCACGACGATACATTTCTTATATCCCTCTATTAAATTAATACGTGTGTTATAATATTATCATATATAAATATCTTATGTGATCGTAATATGTATATTTATTCTACTTTGTAATCAATTACTTTTATTTCTTTTCCTCTTTAACTTTTTATCTAAATAATAAATATAAATATGTTTCTCACAAGTCTTTTTCCAATATACATCTGGATACTTATCTTCTAATCTTTGTCGTATAGTTTCAGCATACGGTGATACTTTCCTTA